TCATGCCGCGCGCAGCGCCCTTTCGCGCGGCGGAATCCAGAGGGTGGGGGCGAACTCGATGTTGGGGCGCTGCTTGTCCCAGACCAGCCACATATAATCGACCTTGCCGCGCTTCCATGCGTCCTCGCCCAATTCGGCGATCATGTCGCCGGGCGGCATGCTGGGGCGTTCGGAGAAGACGAGGATCTGGGGCTTGGTTTCGGTGAAGAAGGCGTAGCGTTCGATCGAGGACAGCCATTTTAGGGGCACGAGGGCGCAGACCTTGTGGGTCGCCATTTCCAGCGCGCGGCGGACGATGCGCAGGGACAGGCCGCGCACAAGGGCGCCGTCCTGATAGGAAAAGGGCGGGTTCATTACGATCGACAGGGCCTGTTCCATTTCCATCAGGTGGCGCTGAGGCCCAAGGAAATCATGCTCACCGAGGAAGAAGGTGGCATTATGGCCGACGCGCGCGAATTTGTCCGTGCCGAACGCGCGCAGGCCGCGATCGAGGAGAGCCGTGGGGATGTTGCCGCCGCCGCAGAAGGGGTCGAGATAGGCGACGTGCGATTCCAGATGGATCATATCCGCCAGCGCATGCGTCACCCATTGTTCCTCGACATACCAATCCCAAGGGTGCCGGGGCTTTTTCGAGCTGGTGTCGTTGGAGAGTTCGGCGGTCATGCGCCCTCCATCGCTTCGAGCAGGGGCGCATGGCTGAAAAGCCAGCAATGGCGGTGCTGCCCGTCGCGGCAATTATAGGTTTTGTCGGCCAGATAGGCGGGGTTGCGGGACAGACGGAGGGCCTGTGTCATCGTGGTGTCGATCTCGACCGGGACCCCGATTTCATGGAAATGGATTCGCAATTCCGGCAGGTTCAGCGCCACAAGATGATTGCGGCGGCTGTGGTTTACCTGATCGCCGGAATCCTCGACGGCGCGGACGCCGTTCCAGAACAGGGTGAGCAGCTCGCTATGGTCCGGTTCTGCCCAGCCGATACCTTCATGGGCGATCCGCGCCACGCCCCAGCTATCGCAAATCCGGTCCATCTCTTCCCATAGGACCGAGCGTATCTGGCGGTTTCGTTCTTTTTTCAGCGCGTTGCCGACGCGGAGAAGGTCCGCAACCGATGCGCGCTTCGTTTCCACCAAGCGCATAGGGCCATGGAAATGTTCGAAGACGACGCGGAAGGCTTCCTCTTGATATCGAATAACTACATCACGGATGGACTGGTCTTTAATTCGATCAGCAGAAATGGTGATCAACCAACCATGAAAGGATTCCAATTTCAGGCAGTTCGTGTGTTGCGCTCCGCCCTGCGAAGGGGTGGTTATAACAACCACCCCTTTTGACAGAACGGGGTGGCGTTTGATGCGCTGTAATTGTGATTGCCAATCGAGACCCAACGCTTCGACGATGGGTCGCATAGCGACATATATATCTCCGTCGCGCTCAATGGTCAGGATTTCATTGTCATGGAACGGGACAAGTTCAAAGCGGGTGCTCATGCGGCGGTCCTTTTCTTCGAGGGATAGCGGTCGGCCATTTCGGCCATGAGGCGTTCGCCGTGGCGGGCGAAGGTGTAGAAAAGGGGGGAGATGTGGGCCGGTTCGATTTCCGGGCCAGCTTCGCCGGGGGGCGTGTCCATTAATTGGCCGACAGCCTCCATCGCCTTGAACAGCGTTTTGAGTTCAAGCTCGTTCGCCTCTGACAGGGCGTAATGGGTGTCGGTATCGGGATTGAACAGGCGCGTGACGGTGGCGCCAGAAGCAGGGTTGCTCATGGTCAAGGTCCTTTTGAATGGACCCGGCAACCACCTGCTAAAATGGTGGCCGGGCAACACCGGGTTAGCAGACCGGCGGACCTCGCGGGACCGGCAGGGGCAAGCCCCTCCCGATGCGCCCGACCATAGAAAAGCGCGCCGGGAAACTCCCTGCGGCGCGCCTCTTCGGCGAAGTCCGTTACGGCTGCTAAACCGCATCGCTGCTCTGTGTGTAGCGACACGGGTAAAATGCGCGTGGGCTTCGCCAATGTCAATCATGCGGCTTTCCTGATTTCGGGATGAGGTTGGGCGGCGGGCTGGCGGGGAAAAAGGCCCAGCATGTCGGCGCGCGACCAGAGGAGGTTTCCTGCCGCGTAGAAATCGGCCTCGCGACCGGTCCAGATGCGCATGGCGCAGAGGAGCGCGCATTGCTCCAGTTCGGCGGCGGTGGGGGCGCCGCTCTGGTCGATCATCTGGAACCAGCGGGACAGGGCGGTGTCGAGCGACAGAAGGCGCGCGGGCAAAGTGAGGCGGCGGGCCATTTCGCCCTCGCCGGTGGCGATGAAATGCCAGCCCTTGGCAATCGCGCGCCAGCCTTCCAGATCGTCGCGGGCGTCCTCCGCCGTCAGGGTGCCGCCGGATACCAGCATGGGATAGGTATCCTTGCGGCGGGTGAAGGCGGCGCGGGCTTCGGCGGCGATTTCGTTGGTCGCATTGATGCGGCACGTGGGGTTGGCGATGCGGGGGTGGGTCCAGTCAGGCATTGGGCTGGCCTTTGTTGGCGGCAATGTACTGGTCGATCGCATGGTCTGCGTCTTCTTCCGTCAGTATGAGATTTTCGGGGACCATGCCGATGAATAGCCCGGCTTTTGGCTGCTCTCCGTCAGGCCACACGTCGCGGTTGCGCAGATAGCGGTAGCGTTCGGCGTCTATCTCTAATCGCGCGATTTGAGCCTCTAACGGAGCTGTCGCCGACTGGCGCTGGCGTTCCAGCTCCACGCGAACGTCCTCTATGTCAGCAGCAGTTAGACAAGGGAGGTGGCGCCAATTACGCGCGGCGCATTCCAGAAATGTGATGGCATTCTGGCGCGTAACCTTGGTCTTATCGGTCATTTCCGGCCTCCGTAGCCCATGCCGGTGAGGGCCTTGGCGATTAGGTTCCACACATGCTGGGAGAGGCGGGGATGGCCCAGCACCTTGGTTTTGCGCTGGACGATCCGGCGGTTGAGGTCCGCCGTGGAGCGGCCCCGGAGCGTTTCGGCATCATAGTTGCCGAGGGTGTCGGTGCCGCCGATATTGCTGATGTGCATGCGGGCCAGCTCGGTGGCGGAGCCGTCACGAGCGGACAGCAGAAGGACGCTGACGACGATCATTTGCCGGTTTCCTTTTGGAGATGGGCGCGCAGGGCGCGGCCCAGCGGGGAGAGGGTATCGGTGGGCCATGCCGGTTCGGTCAGGCCCAAGGCGGACAGGGAGTTTTGCAGCGGCCAATAGCCGCGACCAAAGCGCGGGCCGCCCTGAAGGACGGCACGGCGCTGGGGCGGGGTGAGCCGCTTGGCGAGCTGGGCCAGATTGCCGGGGTCGATCTGCATCAGAACGGCACCTCGTCATGATCCAGCGGGACATAGGAGACGCGCCGGGGGCCGCAGTTCACGCTGTAGCGCGGTTCGAGGACGAAGAAGGTTTTGCCCGGATGGGTGGCCGCAAGCCGTTCGGCTTCCCTCTCGGCGGATTCCTGCGTGGGATGCCGGAACCGGGGCGGCGTCGCGCCGGTGGGGCACCATACCAGCCAGAAATCCACCGTCTTTGCGGGCGGATCGCCCGCGCGGATTTCATCGGATTGATTGGCGTGATCGCGGCAGTCCGGGCAGTGGAGCACGGTTCCATCATCCCATGCATCGACCCTCTGCCATCCGCGCGGGTCCGATGCGTCGAGGCTGTTGTGCGCTCTGCCGCAGCGTGCGCAGATATGGTGATAGACTGTGACATCGCGACCATGGGCCGGGTCGCAGCCGGTCCATGCCGGTCGTTTTTCCACAGTGTTCATGAGCGGTTCCTTTCAGGCAAAGAGGGTGAGGATTCCGGCGGCGATCAGCGCCCACGCGACGGTGGAGCCGGTCAGGATCATCCGGGCCATGCGAGTGGCGGCGGCGCGGCAGTCGGGACAGGTGCAGTCCGGGCCGGGCGATCTGGGGCGGCGGGCCATCATTCGAGGCCCAGCGCGGTCTTGTAGGTTTCGAGGAGGGCTTGATCCTCCTGCACCACATGCGGGTCGAGCCTGCGCATGGCGATGATCGCGCTGATCGTCTTCACGCTGAAGCCCATGGCCTTCGCCTCTGCATTCACGTCCTTGATGTCGTCGGCGATACCGGCCTTTTCTTCCTCAAGCTGCTCGCGCCGCTCGATCAGCAGGCGCAGGGACTGCGCGGCATGGTCGGGATTGGCGTTGATCGGATCCGGCTTCGGGCGGGCCTTGCGCGCCTTGGGCTTTTCCTCCGGCCTGGGGCGCCATTCGTGGCGGAAGCCGCCGGTGCCATCCGGCACGGTGACGAGGATCATCGGGCGCGCATCGTCGGCCCGGTCCGGGGACAAGGTGGCCGTCATATCGGCAACTCCTGCTTCTGTTGGGAAAGGGGCTTGGCGAATACCCAGCAATGGCGGTACTGCCCGTCGCGGCAGTTCACCACGGTATTGCCGAGATATTTGCGGGATTTGCTGGTGGTCAGCAGCTTGCGCAGCTCCAGCATGGAGCCGCCGGGGATCGACATGCGATGCTGGTTGAAGGCTTGTTCGACCTCCGGTATCCTGAAGGCGATCTGGTTTTCCTTGCGGTGCAGGTTCAGCCCGGCATGATCGCTTTCCAGCTTGCCTTCCCGCAGCTTGGCGTCGAGGAAATCGAAGGATTCCCAGAAGCTGACGACATTGGGGTGGTCGGCGCCGAGGGCACCGTGCTGGGCGAGGCACATTTCACCGATCAGTTGATGAGCGGCAGCCATCTGTTCGGGCCGGATGACCGGCTTGCCCTCCACGGTCATCGCCTTTTGCAGGCAGTCCAGGGCGGCGGCGAGCTGCGCATGGTTATATGCGAGGCGGTCGTTCTGGACCTCCGGGTGGGAGAGCAGGCGCTTTTCGTGAAACGGGAAGCGCTCGCGGAAATGGTCGAGGATATGCTTTTCCTGCCGGATCATCGCGACGATCCAGTGGGAAACCCTGTCCACCTCATATTTCTTCAGCCGGTTGCCCGCCGCCTTGCCTTCCTCGGTGAAGCGGCTCTTGTCGACAACCAGCGGCATGATGCGCTCCAGCACCGCCTCCTCGGCGTCGCGGATCGCCTCGTTCTGGGCGATGACCATGGCGCCGCGAAAGGGCGGGGCGAAGGTGCTGGTGCCGCCGTTCATCACGCCACGGGTGCGCGGCGCGTGGCCGTTGTAGATCTTCTTCAGCTCCGACCAGTTGAATTTGCGGCTGACCGGTTGATCCTTGTTGTGGTCGCCCTCCAGCAGTACCACAGGCAGGTTGCCATATTTCACCAGCTCGCGCGCGATGCCGGCGGCGGTGGAGGTGACAGGATCGAAGCCCTCATAATTGTGGCGACGGCCGACCAGCTTCCAGAGGAAGATCAGCAGCGTTGATTTACCGGAGCCGGGAGGGCCGGAGATTTCGAGGAAACCAAGGCTTTGATATTCGCGGCGGATCTGCTCGGCGAAACAGGACAGCAGCCAGAAGGACAGGGTGACGAGGCCCAGCGAGCCGAAGGCCGTCCACAGATCCGGCCACCATGAATAGTCGATTTCGTTGGGGTCGTACTGGATCGCGAATTCGCCCTTCTCTCCATTGGGCTTCACGCCGATCTTGCCGATTTCGAAATAATCCTCCTCGTTCAGCGGAATGACGCGGCCGCCGGATATGGCGATATCCTCGAACATCCAGGCGCCATGCTCGATCGAATAGCCGGAGAAATAGAGGGCATCGACGGTGCGGATGTCCTCGATCTGGCGGCCCATCAGATATTTGAGCTGGCGGGAACTGCCGTCCCAGATCGCGCCGGGCGCGACGGATACGAGATGGTCGGCGAAGGGGCCGTCCTTCAGGATGGTGTTGCCGGGGAAGTTGGCCTTGACCGTATCCTGCTTGCCGGGAAAATCGACGCGGAGATAATAGCTGTTGCGGCCCAGTGCGGCGTCCGTCTCGTAATAGAGGACGCGGAAGGTGCAGTTGGCGATCTCGTTCACCTCGACGGAATCGCGTGCCGCCTTGTCCAGCTTTTCGTCCATGGACAGTTCGCGCAGCGTCTTGTCCTCGGCATAGGCTTCCAGCAGCTCGTTGATCCGCTCTGCCGAGAAGCGCGCCCAGAGCTGGCGGCCCTTGAAGGTCAAGGGGAATTCGGAGCGGCGGGACCGGCGGTAGAGCAGGAACGCCTTTTCGGCGGCGTTCTCCGCGATCGTGATGTCGCCATTTTCCAGATAGGTTTCGAGGTCGTCGGCCTTCAGCCGGTCGCGCTTGAGCAGGTCGTTCCAGTCGAGCTTGGCGCCTTCGCCGTCCGGGCGGACCTGCGCGGCGCGGGCCTGCCACCCGCTGTCGCGGGCCTGCTTCACCCAGTCGCGGGTGAATTTGATGCCCGCCGGGCCAACGTCGAAGGCAAAGACGAGAGTGGGGCGCGGCGCATGGGTGCCGCGCCGGGCGACGGCTTCCGCCAGATCGTTGAGCCAGTCCGCCGGATAATTGTTGGTGGACATGGCGGAGGCGGCGCGGGCGAACGGGCGGTCGCGTTCGAACGCCTCGCCCAGCGCGATCGCGTCGAATATGCCCTCCGCGATCCAAATCTCTCCGGCCTGCGCCAGATCATCAAAGGTCAGGGCAGGGTGGTGCCAGGCTTGCCCCTTGTAGCTGTAGCCGTAGGGAAAATGCGCCTTCTTCTTGCCGAAGCGATGGGGCCGGTCGATCAGCCGTTCCCACCATCCCCCGCCGGGCATCGGGAATCGCACGGTGGCGGTGGCCGCGTTCAGCTTCTTGCTGTGATAGGTTTCCTGCGAATAGTGGCCCGCCAGCTTGACGATGTTCAGCCCGCGTTCGTCGCGCAGATAGGCTTTCGCCGCCGCATGCGGATCCTTCGGCGTCTGGGGGTGGCGTTCCGACCAGTTGTCGAACAGATCTTCGTACAGATCCTTGACCGACCATTCGTGCCCGCACTTGTTCTCCCGCCCGCAATGCAGGGTCCACGGCTTTTCCGTGTAGACGTAGAGTTCCTTGCCGCCGCAGTCGCGGCATTTGCCGCCTCGCCAGACGCGCGCGCCGTCGCTGGTCGACGGGAAAGCATAGTCCCGCTTCAGGCGATCGAGGATATTTTTGCGGAGGGTGTCGTCCATCGGGCGGCGCGGTCTTTTCAGGATGCAGGGAACCATCCGCCGGGCGAACCGGCGGTGGCGGGGATTGGCGATGTCGAGCGGAGGAGGTGGCCGACGATCAGTCGGGCAGGGCGGGGCAGTCGGGCAGGGTGGGCGCCAGAATGTCGAAGATGGTCATCTGCCCGAAATCATGGCCGGGCGCTCGCTTGGCCTTGATGTTGGCCGGCCGGAATTCGGCGCTAACGCCGGACGGCGACAGGACTTTCTCGAAGGCGAGGCTGGCGGTGAACGCCATGGAGCACGCCAGATTTTCGCAGCGATAATAGAGGCTGCGATAGGTGGGCGAGATTTCGAGACTGGACCGGCACAGCGCCTTGGCGCCGCAGGCCGGGCAGTTCATCACCGGGGCCTTGCCGTGGTGGCCGCGCGCCGGTCCGCCCTGGGCGACAACGGGCATGGCGGTGCTGCTCTTGAGATGGCCGAAAGCGATGTTCATTGTGTGGTTTCCCCCGGTAGAGCGCTGACATGGATCAGCAGGCGTGACAGTTCGTTGATCGCCTCCTCTGCCTCGCGCTGGGCGGCGAGACGGGCGGCGGGGTTGGATGGGTCGCGGGCGAGGGCAATGGCGGCGGCCACCGCTTCGCCCGCTTCCTTGGCGGCGAGGCCCGCGCCGGTCAGCATGCAATTCGGGCTGGGCGCGGCGACGATCGCGCCCATGTCCAGCAGGATCGCATAACATTCGAGCAGCGGCGCGCCTTCGCCCCCGGCGCGCCGGTAGGCGGCATCTAGGCGCACCGCATCGCGCAGGCTGATTTCCCGCTCGGTATCGGGCGCGCCCAGCTTGCGGACATGGCTTTCCGACTTCTCCAGCACGGTGGCGCAGCCGTCCCAGCCCAGCAGATCGGCAATAGCCGATAGGGCGCGGGCGAAGGTGGCGGGGCGGCGAGGAATGGTCATTCGCTCGCCTCGCCAATCGAAAACAGGATGGTGCCGGGGGTGGGTGCAATGGCCCCCGGCACCGGGGGGATGGAGCGCGATGCAGTGCGCTTCCGTTCAATGCGGCCCAGTTCGTCGAGCGCGATTTCCTCGCGCACAATGCGGCGGATGTCTTCTTCCTCGGCGCGGGTGATCACAGGCGCGACCTCCCGGCCCAACTCCGCGCGAAGCGTTCGGGGTGGACCTCGCAGATGCGGCGGGCCAGCAGGCGGGTGGCGCGGCGGATCGCGGCTTCCCGGCTCCGGTCGTTGTCGTGGAGGAAATCGTCGGAGGGGACCGGGAAATGGACACGCGGCGCTTCCGTGGCGGCCTTCACCGCCGCCGGGCTGATCGGGATGGAGCAGGGGCGCAGGTTCTGCCGGGCGAGGGCATCCGCGAGCTGCTGCCGCTTTTCGGCGGCCTCCTCTGGCGCGGGAATCTCCATGACATAAAGCGGCGGCACCGCGCGGCCCGCGCCCACAGCGATCCGGGCCGAAGCCGTCAGGGTGATCGGCTCGCCCTGCTGGTGGCGCTTCACATTGCCGAGGCGATATTGCCGCGCGAGGGCGGCCAGCAGTTCGGGGCGCGTGGCCGGGAAGCCTTCGGCGAGCCGCGCGAAGGGCAGTGCGCCGCCTGCCTCGAAGAGTTTCGCCAGCACCATGAAATCGAGCTGGGTTTCGCGCGCCAGCGTCTTGCCCGTCTGGCGGGCGGGGAGGGAGACAGTTTTTGTCATCCGGCGATTTCCTTGTCGGGGTGGAGGTCCATGCGCAGGGCGGCGAGCGCCTTGCGCCAATAGGTGCGGGTCATGTGGACGATGACCGCGACGGACAGCGCGCCGATGGCGAGCGTGACCGTGAAGGCGAATGCGTGGAGAAGCATCAGCGGGCGCCCCCGGTCATGACGAGGGCGGCGGTGAGCCAGAGGCACAGGCCCAGCAGGACCAGCGCCGCCGCCCGGTTCACGGCGCGCAGCGTGCGCGCGATCCGGGTTTCCATGTCGCGATACTCGCTCATGCCCGGCCCTCCGCCTTGGCGATGGCCGCGCGGGCGCGGTTGGCCTTCTCCTCAAGGTCGGCCCATGCTTCGTCATTGCCACCGTACTGGCGCGTCTCGACCTCGGTATCGATCTCGACGATCAGGTCTTTAAGGGCGGCGAGCATGTCGGGCGCGGCGGCGACGACATGGGCGACGGCTTCCTCTTTCACCCATGCGATGGCCCGCCCGGCAGAGCCTGCCTTGGTCGCGGGAGCGGCGACGATGAAACCATTAGGCTGGCCGTCCTCATAATCGCGGCCTGCTTCGACATGCCAGGGGAGGTTGTCGAGATTGCTCATGCGGCGTCCTTTCCCGGCAAAATGGCGCGGCGATTGCCGTTTCGGGCGAGGGTGCGGGCGGTTAGGATCGGGCCACAGAGCGGGGTTTCCTCGCCCATGGCCGACGCAGGAAAGGGGGCGGTATCGCGTGGATAGATATCCGGGCGCAGAAGGTGGCGGGACACGCCGGTCGCGGCCTCGACGCGGAGGACATATTCGGCGGGGAGGCGCTTGGCGGACTGGAGCCATTTCCAGACGGCGGCTTGCGATACCTCGCATATGCGGGAGATCGCAGATTGCCCGCCTGCGATTTCAACCGCTGATTTCAGGGCCTCGAAAGGGGTGAGATGTCGTTCCATGCGTTCAGCTACAACCATTGTTGTGGACGTGTCAACGCATAAAATTACCTATGACGCTAAAACTTTTGTTGTAACAAGGTGGCAATGTTGATCCCGGAAAGACTCGTCCAGATGATGGAGAGGCGAGATGTCTCTCAAAGCGCGCTTGCGAGGCGCGTAGGGGTCAGTCAGCAGACGATCGGGAAGCTGTGCGGTGGCGGCGCGCAGGGTTCCAAGCATCTGCACAGGATTGCGCGGGAATTGGGAACGACCCCGGCCTATCTATCTGGGGAAACTGATGACCCCGACGAAGGCGCTTTGCCGGTGCCCAGTCCGCAAACGCTTGCCGAACAACTCGATCTGGTCGAGGTGCAGGAAATCGACCTGAAATTCGGCATGGGCGCGACGGAACTGGAAATACCGGTCACGTCCACCGTGCGTCATTTCAGCCGCGACTGGCTGCGCCAATATACCCGCGCCGATCCGGACAAGGTCTATTTCGCCCAGGGCATTGGCGATTCCATGGCGCCGACGATCACGGACAGCGACCTGTTGATCATCGATACATCGGAACAGATGATCCGCATGGCAGACAAGATCTGGGCTGTCGCCTTTTGCGGGCAGGGCATGGTCAAGCGCCTGCGCCAGACGCGCGACGGTGTCCTGATCCTGTCCGACAACAAGGAAATCGCGCCGCCGGAAACCGCGCATGATGGGGAGTTGCACATTCTGGGCCGGGTGGTCGGGATTGTACGAAAGATGTAATTTGTGTGGGGGGTAAATGAGCTATATCGAAAAGATCGCAATCGCGGTTAAGGACATGGCTGTGCCGGTCGCGTTGCCCGACTGGTGCAAATTGCTCGTTCCAGATGAAGAAACAGACGAACCCGTCCTGAAGCGGGATCGCAGCTCAAGCTGGACCGGCTTTATCCAGTACACAAATGAGAAGGGTGAGCGCAGCGCGCGCAGGATCGTGTGTCGCCGGGTCGAAGGCTATGGCCGCGCCGAAACGATCGGCGCATGGTGCTGTGAAAAGCGGGCGCACAAGCGGTTTCGCATCGACCGGATTTCAGAACTGGTTTGCCTCGATACCGGCGAGATATTGGAGCCGATGGAGCATTTCGAGAGCCTGCGCCTGCGCGGAGCGATCAATGTGGTCGATAAATCCTTGCTCGATCTGGGGCGCATTCTCGTTTTCATGGCGAAGTGCGACGGGGAATTTCACCCGCTGGAGCAAGGCGCGATCTTCGATACGATGGAGCGCTATGTCCTGCGGTTCGGTGGGGACGAGCATATGCTCCACCATGCCCTTAAGAATACCGGTCGGATAGCGCCTGACGGCGAGGATTTCATCAATTCGCTGGAGCGGCTGCAACGGCATCCCGAAGCGCCAAAGTTGGCGCGCCTGATCCTTCAGGGTGTGTCTGAAGTGAATGTCGCGGATGGGGTTTACCATGCGGCGGAGATTGAGTGGTCGGAACTGGTGTCGCAGGCGCTCAAAGAGATGGCAGTAGCTTAACAAAGGTTTTGATATGGTTGATTATAGTGTGATGGACAGATGCTTCAAAGTGCCGTCTTGGGATAGTCGCCATCCTCATGATATCAGAAGATTTCATGAGTCATTGGCAAAAATTATTCATGAAGATGGTTTTCATCCCGAAGAGATGGGCGGATATATCCACCAATCCCTTGGCGTTTCACCGACTGACCCTTCATCAGCGATCATCGATAGATATGTAAACGATGCTTGGGCAGTACACGGATATCTGAAAGCGGTTAGCCGCTAAATAATCGCAAAGGGGGAGCGATGACTGGACGCGCAAAAATCTATGCGGCGATTGCCGCATTCCTCGTGATTGCCGCAGGGGCGGGCTGGTATTTTGGTTCGCCCCGCTGGACGCTGCACCAGATGCAGGCGGCAGCACAGGAGAAGGATGCCGACAAGCTGAGCGGCTATATCGATTTTCCCAAGCTGCGGGACTCGTTCAAGGAACAGGTGAAGGCCAAGATGGCGGCGGAGATCGCCAAGGATAAAGGCGACAATCCGTTCGGCGCGCTGGGCGCCGCCTTGGCCATGGGCATGATCGACGGCATGGTTGAGGGGCTTATCACGCCTGCCGCAATGCGCGAGGTATTCGCCAACGCCCCGGAGCCGGAACCTGGCGAAGGCAAGATCGGCGTCCGGGTGAAGAACCTCGATCTCGAACGCACCAGCCTTTCTGAATTTAGGCTGGTCAACCGGGAGGAAAAGGATGGTTCATCGCTTGTGTTCAAGCGAGAGGGCCTCAGCTGGAAAATGACTGAGATCAGGATGCCGGTTGGCGAGTGATTTGCCGACGAAAGGCGACCTATCGGCATTACCGGAGGGCTTGCGCTCATTGCAAGATTTGCGGCGTGCTGACCTGATTCATCAGGGTGCTATGGCAGCAACCAGCGCACGATTGAAAGCAGTCCGTCCGCAACCCCGACTAACGACGCCACGAAAAAGGAGATCGCGAACAGGTAAAAGCCGATCCGGCGGAGCGGGCCGGGAGGCGCGTCCTCTTCTTCATCGGTCGCGCCATACCAGCGCCATTGCCTCGACATCAGCGCGCGACCTTCGGGCAGGTGCGCGCGATCCGGCGGCCATTATCCCATTGCCGCTTATAGATGGCCTGCCCGCCGGCGAGCTGGGCGCAGGAGAGGTTGACGCGGCCCACATGGACTATCGCGATCGTCCGGCCATAGCGATCCTTGCCGACGCGCCGCAGCTTGACCGTCCGCCCGCCGATGGCGCGCGTCAGCGCGGTCTTGCTGGCGTGGCCGTCGCCCGGCGCGCAGCGGCGTGTGCGCGGGCAGGCGTGCAGCTCCGGCGCGTCGATGCCGAGCAGGCGGACGCGCTCGGCTCCACATCGCAGGGAATCGCCGTCAACAGCCGCGCACGCGAGGCTTGCCAAGATCGCGATTATCATGCGGCCTTGGGCCGCGCCGTCAGTTCAACGCCCATCACATCCAGCAGCTTCATCATGGTGGTGAGGGTCGGGTTTCCACCCTCGCGCAGCGCGCTGTACAGGCTGGCGCGGCTCAATCCCGCCTTTCGTGCCAGATCGCTGGCACCACGCGCGCGCGCGAGGATACCGAGCGCGGAGGCCACGACATCGGGATTGCCGCTTTCCAGAGCGTCGGACAGGAAAACCGCCGCATCCTCCGGGGTTTCGATGAACTCCGCAGGATCAAAGGGCTTGGTGGGTACATTGACCATATTCGATCCTTTCATATCATTTCCCGCGCCTTGGCGATATCCCGGCTCTGGCTGGACTTGTCACCACCGGCCAGCAGGATGACAAGCTGGCCGTTCTCAACCGTGAAATAGACGCGATAGCCGGGGCCAAAGGCGATCCGCAGTTCCGAAAGCCCGCCGCCCAGCGACTTCACGTCACCGAAATTGCCTTCCCTGATCCGCACGATCCGGGCGACAATGATCGTCCGGGCCTTGCGGTCGGCCAGCTTTCGGAGCCATTTGTCGAAGGTTTCGGTGGTGGCGACTTCGTACTGCATGCCTATTTTATTAGACATGATTGCATTGATTGTCAATTAAAATAGACAAGAAATTTCAGGAAATCGCCTCCAGCGTCAGGCTGGTCGCGGATCCGCCATCGCCGTCCATGCTGTGGCTGCATTCGGCGATGATCCAGTCATGCGCGACGATTTCCGGCTTGAAGCCGGTCAGCTTGATCGGCCGTTCCGGGAAGAGGTCCGGGCGGCCATAGGCCAGCTTCAGCGTCATCTTGGCCTTGGTGCGCGCGACCCGGCTTATTTCCGAGGCCGCCGCCTGTTTCGCGTCCTCCTCATTGGCGTAGACCTTGCGCAGGCGCTTGGCCTTGCCTTCCTTGCCGCCCTCGACCGTCACCCGCTTGCGCGTGCCGGTCTGCCTGTCGTGCCATGTGGCGGTGACGCTGGACACCTCGTTCTGGTCGATCCGGCTATAGTCGCCGGTGCCGTCCGTTTCGCTGCGGTCGATCGTTTCGACGGGCAGTTCCTTGCCGGTGGCGGTCTTTCCGCTGCCGATGGGCGCGAAGATCAGCGTTGCCGCCTTGATCGTCGCCACCGCGTCGAAGCGCTTGCCCAGTGCCTTCAGCAGCGCGGCGTCGCTTTTCGCGCCGGAGCCGAGCGCGGGAATCGTCTTCGCGCCCAGGGTGGCTTCGACATTCGGAGAAAGGCCATTGTCCGCCGCGATCGCGGAGACGATTTCCTTGACCGTCTTGCCGACGAAAGACCGCTCGCGCCGGACGCGAAAGGCGTCGGTCATATCCGCGGATCGCCCGCGCACCGTGATCTGGTCGGGATTTCCACCCTGCCAGTTCGCCTCATCCACCTTGTAGCTGCCCTTGTCGACCAGTCCGGCGGGCAGGCCGGTGCCCTGATGCCAGCCCATCTCCACCTTCAGCACCGCGCCCTTTTTCGGGATCTCCAGCAGGCCGTCCGCGTCGTTGAGTGTGATATCGAGCTGGTCGGCCTCGTCCCCGCGCTTTTCGGCAATGGAGAGGGAGAGCAGGCGCGGGGCGAGGGTTTCGGTCAGGTCGCGCCCGTCCAGCGTCACTTTCCACGCGGCGGTCGGCATTGCCAGCGTGCCGCTCATGCAGCGCGTTCCAGTGCGAGGCGGAAATCGCTGCGGCGCGGCGCGCCATCGACGAAGAACAGATCCTGATTGCGCTCAAGCCGCCGGATGAAGAAATCACCCAGCACCTCGCCCACGCCGGACACCAGCGTATAGGCGTCGCCGGTCGCGGCCATGGCGCGAATGGTGTCGAACGAGGAATAGGCGCCGATCCCCTCGATCGGATGGAGCGCGCCGGACAGGTCGATGGTTTCCGCGCCCGGCCCCAGAAACTGAAAGGCCGGGCGCGCGCCGAAGCGATCGGACGAGGCGAAGCGCCATTCCCACGCCTGCTGAAGCTGCTGATAGGGCAGGGTGCCGATTTCGAACGGGAACATGTCGAGCGCCATGAGCATGGTCAGTCATCCGAATAGGAGGAGCGTTTGGCGGCGGCGGCCATGGATGCGCGCCGCTCGAACTCGGCGGCCACGGCCTTGGCGATATCCTGCGGGGATTGGCCGGGCGCGGCCTGCACCGAAATGCTGATCTGTCCGATCTGGATCGAGGCGGCGCCGCCGGTTGCCATCGCGCCGCCGCCGGTCGCAGCCAAGCTGGCGGTTGCCATGCTCGCCCCGGCCACGCCCGACGCCATGGCCCGCGCCGCCTTGATCGCGCCGCCCGCGCCACGGTCGATCCCGCCCGAAAGCCCTTCGGTGATGTATCCGCCCATCGCCATCATGAGGCGGGAGGGGGATTTGATGCCGAAGAAATTCTTGAAGGCGGTAATGCCGGAGCGGGCGACATCCAGCAGCCTGTTCACGAGCAACACAGGGTTGAGCGCATTGACTAGGCCCTGCATCATCTGCCCGCCGATACTGGCAAGCCAGTCTTTCGCGGCGGTCAGTTTGTCCCTGATCCATCCGACACCGGCGGTAAAGGCCGCCGAAATCGTATCCCAATGCTTGTAGATCAGATAACCCGCGACGCCCAGCACGGCGACGATTCCAACGATCACGGCGACGATGGGATTCGCCATCATCATCAGCCCGGCCTGCATCACGCCGCGCGCCAGCCCCATGACCGCAAAGCGCGTGATGGAAAGGACGGGGCCTAGCTTGGGAAGCCATTTCAATATCGTCGCCACCGGCGACAAAAGCATGCCGAGGCCGAATTTCAGCGCGCCGACGCCCAGCACCAGCCCGGTGATCGCCGAATAGGCTATGACCAGCCCCCTGGCGAGGCCGGGATTTTCTTTCGCCCAGCCCCTCACGCCATTGGCGATCTCGACCACCTTCGCGCTGGCCGCCGTGATCGTCGGCAGCAGCATTGAACCGAGCGTGATGTTCACCGCCTTCAGCGCGTTGGTTGCCAGCCCCACGGCGCCCTCTGTCGTGGCGATGCGGGCCAGATATTCCTTGTTCATCGACCCGGCATATTTCGCCTTGTCGCCGACCAGCTCGAAATTGGCCTGCAATTTTTCCAGATTGGTCAGCATCGGTGCGAGGGCGCTCACGCTCTCGCTACCGAAAAGCTGGGTCAAGGTAGCCGCCTGCTGAGCCTTGGGCAGCTTGCGCAGGCGGCCCATCAGGTCGGTGATCGCGCCGCCCGCGTCCTTCTGCATCGCCTCGGCGACCTTCTTCGCGTCGAGGCCCAGCGCGGCGAAGGCCTTGGACTGCGCCTTGGTGGCGGCATCGCCCTTGGTCATCGCGAGCATCATGTTCTTGATGCCGGTCGCCGCAATTTCCTCCTCGACGCCCACGCTGTTCATGAGCTGCGCCATGGAGGCGATCTGTGGGGCGGCGAGGCCCGCGACCTTGCCCAGCGAGCCGATGCGGGTGACGACGCCCGCCACCGCGCCGACATTGCCGCCATAGGTATTGGTCAGCGCGTTGATCTGGTCGGAAAGGCCCCGGACCTGATCCTGCCCCAGCCCGAAGGCGGTCCGCCATTTGGCCATCATGTTCCCGGCCTCTTCCGCCGTGGTGTCAAAGGCGATGCCCATCTGCGCGGCGTCGGTGGCGAAGGTCAGCAGCTCCTTGCGCGCGATACCGGCGCGCCCGGCGGCGGCGACGATCTGGGCCAGCCCCTCCGCCGCCATCGGGATCTTCGTGGACATGTCCACGATATCCTCGCCCATTTGCCGGAACTGCTTGGGACTGTCGAAATCGACCACCTTGCGGACGTCCGCCATCGAGCTTTCGAAGGTCATCGCCTGCTTGGCGGCAACGACGCCGGGCACCGCCATCGCCGCGCCGGTCATGATGGCGCCGGTGCCGGATGCGCGCAGATCCTCGCCGCGCTGGCGGATAGCGCCCGCCTGCGCGGTGATGCGGTTGAGGCGGCCTTGCCGTTCCATCTGGTCGTTGGCGCGCTCGATGGCGTTCGCCAATTCGCGTTCGCGGTTGACCAGATCGGTGACGTTACCGGTCGCGCGGGAGAGGTCGCCCTGCACGTTGCGCAGTTCGCGCCCCATGTCCCGCGCGTTCTTTTTCATCGCCGCCAGCTTCTCGCTGCCGGTCTGCCCCAGCCCGACGATGTTCCTGAGGGCGGGGGAAAGCCGGTCCGAGCTGGCGAAGCTGACCAGCAGGCGCAAATTCTGGCTGCTCATGGCTGTTTCACCCGGTTCATGGATTTCCAGCGGTCGACGGCGATGGCATGCCAGCGGATCAGCTCATCCAGATCCATCGCCAGCAGTTCGGACGGCGGCCAATGGAAGATGGCCGCGATGTCGGCGATCAGGCCGTCAACACCTTTTCCATCGCCGCCCGGTCCCCCGCCGTCAGAAAAAAATCGATGACCGCCCCGGCGCAGGCCGCCAGATCCTCGGCTTCCAGATTGTCGGCCTCGTGCTGGGTGATGGGCGGCATGGCAATGCGCGGCAGGATGTCGAGCACGGCGGCGGCGCGGGCGGTCATCAACTCCTGAATGGAGAGGCCGCGCAGCTCGCCCGCCTTGGGCTTGCGCAGGGTGATTTCGGTGATCTCGGTTTCGCCGCGCCGGATCGGTTCGGACAGGGCGATGGGTTTCGACAGCTTGGGAGCGGACTGGTCGGACATGGTGGGCCTTTCGGGGAGAGCGAGCGGAGGATGGTCCCCGCCCCGGCGCGTCCGCTCGATCGCGCGCCGGGGCGAAGCGGGGAAGCGTCAGAGGCCGAGGGCGGCACGCTGGGCGGCTAGGATGTCGATGCCGTTGACGATGAAGACGAGGTTCAGCTCATCCTTTTCGATCAGCACCACGCCATCGACGGTCAGCTTGTAATAGACGCAGGCCGTCTTGATCCCTTCCTCGGTATCGTCGCCGGTCTTGCCGGTGCCGGGGGAGATTTCCTGATGACGGCCGCGCGTGACGATCTCGACCGATTTATACAGGCCGGTGCTGTCGTCCTGATAGGCGCCGGTCCAGACGAGTTGCACGCCGTCGAGCCGGGTCGCGCCGAACTGACCGTAAATCTGTTCGATGAAGCCGCCCGCCTTCCATTCGAAGGTGATCGGCTCGCCGCCCAGGTCGATTTGCAGCTCGCTGTCGAAATTGCCGCGATAGCCCTCGAACTTGCGGGCGAGGGTGGGAATGGTGACTTCCGGCACGAGGCCCAGATAGCTGACGCCATCGTTGCGCAGGTGCATGTTCTTGAGTTTGCTGGGAATGCCCATGCTCGGTTACTCCGGTGGGGTTGCGGGGCGGGCGCGGATCAGAGGCTGTCCGCGATCGAGGCGTAGAAGCGGTCGGTGATGCGCTGGTTGATCGTGATCGATTCCGCCGGCGCGCAGGGCGTGAACCAGAAATCGATGACGATCTTGCCTGCCGCGAGCGCGGACGCGGGGTTGGCGGCGGGATCGAACCATGCCTCCGCGCCGACGATCAGCCCCTGCGACTGGAGCGACCGGAAGGCGGCGTTGATCGTCTCGACGATATCCTTGACGAGGCCACCGGTGATCGGCTTGTCGATCGCCCAGACAAGGCCCTGCGCGATCGTGTCCTGAAGCACCTGCGCGGTGCGGGTGGCGCTTTCGAACGCAAAGAGCGGCTCATCCGAACAGGTGCGGTTGCCCCAGAAGCGGAAGCCGTCGAGGCGCGCGAGCGTGGTTATGTCGGCATCGTTGAGCAGGCTTGCCGCCGTTACGTCGCTGGCGAGGATCGAGAAGGGCACGGCCTTGCTGATGCCGGTCACGCCGTTGATCGCGACGTTGGACAGGGTTTTGTGCCATCCCGTCTGCTGGTCGATCTTGGCGCGCAGGCCCATGGCGCGGGCGATGGCGGAGCCGGTGAAGTCCGTGAAATCGGGCCAGATCAGCATCTGTTCCCGCGCGCTGAAATTCGCGCGATAGGTGATGACCTCCGCCACCGTGTCGCCCTGCGCGGCGGTGTAAGCGAAGCCGCGCAGCTTCTGGGCGATGGTGGCAAGGCTGGTGGCGACCGCCTGGTTGTCATGGCCCGGCACGCCGAGGATGCGCGGGCGGACGCCGAGCAGCGATTCCGCGCCAAGAAGCGCCTGAAGGCCGGTCAGATCGCCGCCCGCCGTGGTGGTGCCGATGATATTGGCCTCGGTTTCCTCCTCGTCCGCGCCTTCGGCCACGCGGACGATGACGGCGGGGGCGTTGGCCTGATCGGCGATGGCCTGAAGCGTCGCGGCGAAATCGCCTTCGCCCGCCTTGCCGACCGCACGCGGCAGGTCATCGATCAAGACAGGCGTGTTGAGCGGGAAGGTTGCCGCGTCGGCGTCCGCGCCGATGGCGGCGAGGCCGAGGATCGCGGTTGCGACGGGCGCCATGTTGCGGATCCCGCTGGTGATTTCGTTGATCTTGATGCCGTGATAGATCGGGGCGGAGGCCATGGGTCGATGCCTTTCGGTCAGAGAGGGATTTCGAGGGTGAAGCGGTCGTTGGTCGGGATGTCGGTGCGGCGGCCGACCAGCGTGATCGCGGCGCGACCGGCGGCGGAAACGGCGATGCCGACCCTTTCCAGCGCAATGCGAGGCTCCCAGCGGCGGATGGCCCCGGCGGTGGCGGCGATCCATAGCAACTGGCTGCGCGCGTTGAGCGGGGTATCGACCAGTTCGAACAGGCGGGAGCCATATTCCCGGCGCATGACGCAGGAGCCGAGGGGCGTCGTCAGGATATCGGCGATCGACTGCGCGATATGCTCCGCGCCGGACAGCGGCTTGCCGGTGGATTTGTGCATGCCGGTCATCCCACAGGCCCACCCGACTGCCCGCCGCCGGGCTGGACGCCGCCATGCGGATGAGTTTTCAGGCTGATGCCGCCGCCGATCACGTCTTCGCTGGCGGTGAGGGTGCCGGTGATCGCCACGTTGCCCTCGATCGCGACGTCGCCGGGCGCGACGATCTGGAGGCCGTCCGGTGTCAGGGTGATGACCAGCCCGGCGGGGCCGTGGATCTGCGGGTTTTCGTCGCTGGCGGGGGCGGGGCGCGCGTTGGAGAACAGGCCGCGCAGGATGATGCCGCCCGCAATGTCGCCTTCAGGGCAGAGCAGCAATACCTGTTCGCCGACCGAAGGCGGGACCCATGTGCGGAACGACCCGGCCCATTCGAGCCACGGCAGGTCCGGGGACAGCACGTCCCCGGCCTGCACGGTGGCGGTCGCGCCCGCCAGATCGACGGACGCAACGGCGCCGATGCGCAGCAGGTCGCCGATCAGGTCTTGGGTGTCGGTTTCATCCATGCGGGCGAGCATCGCCGCGCGCCGCCATGGTTTACAGCATGGGCCTTTGTCGTGTGCGGCACCACAAAATCAGGCGTCGGGGGACGGCTCCGGCGCATTGGTGATGATGCCCGCTTCGATCTTGGCCGCCACTCCGCGCCCCACCTCGTCGCAGCGCGCGGCCGTCGCCTTTCTGTCATAGGCGCCGGACGCGGTGAGGCAGGCATTGACCGCGCGCGAGAAGGCCACCCCTGCATGTTCGAAGGTGACTGCCACCTGATTGGTGTTCTTGTCGAATTTTCCGATTGTGATTTTCATGATGACTCCTTGAAGATTAACGGCCAACCGCTCTCCAGTGAAAGCCGAAGCCCGTATTGCCGGAACTGGTTGCTTGAAAGATCGCTGTAAATGTCGTGAGCGTTGGAGGGGCAGTCTGGGTCCACATATCATTCCAACCTGCGCCTGAAGGGTTAAGGGCCGTGATCCCGACGCTGATCGAGGCGGCTTCCGTGAATGGTATCGGGAAATCCCGGTAAACGGGGCCTTCGCCGAATGATCCCGTGACAACGCCCCATTGTTCAATCACCCCATCCGGCGTCTTGCGCCAATAGCCGTTGGCGTTCGATCCGTTCTCGAAACCGGAGAGCAAGGCGAAATCCGATGCATGAAGACCGTCGAGCAGGTCCGCGTCGAGGACGGACCCGGAGCCGTCATTGTCAGGCCCATAGAGATGGTGGCCGTTGCGGCGCATTGTGCTGCCGTTCACGTCGAGCAGCGCACTGGCGAGGGTGAGATTGGTAATAAGCCAACCGAGATCGGTCGAATCCACGGTAGCGCGCAGCCATCCGCCATCCCATCCCAGTTTGACCGCGTTGGCCAACTGTCCGACGCCCGTGCCTTGCTGGACGGGAGTCCATCCCAGCCCCGCAATGATCCGCGCCGCATTGACTACCTGCTCCGGCGTCATGCCGCGATGCAGATCGGCGTCGACACCCGACCCGGAGCCGTCGACGGTGATCAGCTTCGCCAGCACATCGGCGGCGGTGTAGGCGATGGGCGCGCCTGCCGTGACCAGCCCTTTCCATGCCGACCAGCTGCCGATGCCGCCGACGAGCGCCGGGCTGCCCGCGCGAACCCAGAGATTGCCGGAAATGGAACCGACGATCTGGGTGATCGTGTCGGACGCGCCATGCAGTACCAGCAATTGGCCCCATTCTTCGCCGGGCGGGCCGTTCGTTGGCTGGTTGAAGCGGTAGATACCTGAATTAACGACAGTATTCATGTCGCCATTGCCCATGAAGCCGCTGCCGGTGGCAGGCGCATAGCCCAGCCCGCCGACGATGCGAGTTGCATTTACTACTTGTTCGGGCGTCAGGCCGCGCAACAGGTCCGCGTCGAGGCCAGACCCGGAGCCGTCAACGGTCAGCAACTTGGCGAGCACATTGGCGGCGGTGTAGAGCGCGGCCAATGTGCTGGGGGTGACCGCGCGGGCCGGGTCGGTTCCCGCGATCGTTTCCGCGCTCGTCGCCAGCTCCACCACGCCTTGAACTTCGGTCGTCGCGGGCGGGTTGAGGAAATTGGTGTCGCCGAAGGTCAGCAGGGTGGCGTCGATATCGGCAAAGGTCACATCCACGGCGAGCAGCATCATCGAGGCATCGGTCTTTGTCAGGATGGGGCTGGCCTGCCCGTAAATGCCGAACAGCGTCCCGTCCTGAAGATAGAGCGCCCAGCTCCGCATGCTGTAGGCGTCCGCCGACTGGTCGCGGACGATGAGGTGGATGGTGTCGTCGGCAACGATATCGCCGGACAGGGTTGCGATCCGCTTGACCTCGCCCGGCAGGGTCGTGGCGGCGGGCGAGGGGACCAGCGCCGCTTCGGACAGGCCGAAATGGCTGATGGTGACGGGTGCGGTGCCGGTATTCGACGCATTGAGCAGCGCGGCGCGGCCCGCATTGGTAATGATCATCGTCAGGGACATGGGCGAACCTCAGGCAGAACAGGTAAGGCGGGCGTAAATGACCGGTCGGGCGACCGAGACGAGGCGGATGGCCGCCTCGGCTTCGAGCGCCAGTGTGAAGGTGAAATGGCGGGAGAGCGGCTTGGTCCGCTCGATCTCGTCTATTACGGCATCGACGAATTCCGGTGTCGGCGCGGCTCCGTTCTGGGCCGCGATCGACAACACCACCTCGAAGGTGCCGCGCTCGCCGGGTGGCGAGGTTTCCCACCATTCGCGCAGGGCCATGGCCGCGCCGAAACTGGCGATGGCGCTGCGCACCGCGCCCACGGTGCCCTTGCGCCGCTGAACCTTGATCGCGTTGGCGATCACCGCGCGCCGGGTGGCGAGAGGCCAACTCGCGTCCCAATTGTCGATCGACAGGGACCATGCCAGCCATGGCAGCAAGCGTTCCTCGCAGGTCGCCGGGTTCCACAGCGCGCGGATCGGCGCGGTGGGGAGGGGCGGGACGACGCAGGCCGCCTCCAGCCCCTTTTGCAGATCGGAAGCGTTCGGGGGGAGCAGGCTCATTCCGCGACGCCGCCCCAGTTGATCGTGATGCCGGTGCAGTTCCCGGCCTGCGTATCGCTCACCGGGATGTCGGCGGCGGGCGAGGCCAGCAGCACATTTTCGACGCCGCCGGGGAAGAGCGCGGCGCAGATCGCCGCCCGGTTGACGTTGCGGCCGATCCTGCGATTGTCCGCCACCCATTTTTCGACACGGGCGAGGGCTTCCGCCAGCACCACGTCCTTGTCCGGCCCGGCGAAGGTCGGCAGCGTGGCGACAATCGCATAGTCGATGATTTCCGCGCTGTGGACCGTCACCTGATCGCCGATCGGGCGCACATCCTCGCCCGACAGCGCCGCCGCCACAGCCCCCAGCAGGGCCGGGGAGGCCGTGCCGTCGCCGGTGCGCGAGAGGACATAGACCTCAACCTCGGTCGGCGCGGGGCTGATCGCGCTGGCGTCGGCCACGTCCGGGTCTGCCGACAGCGCGTAGAAGATGTATGCGCCGCGCGGCCCGGCCACCGAATAGCCCTCCGGCGCGAGCGTGATGCGGCGGCGGAAATCATCGTCGCTTTCCATGACGGCGGGGGTTCCCGCCTCCGCGTCCGCCGGGGTGAGCGTCAGGCGGGTGACGCCGACCAGCGCGCCCAGATTGTCGAGATCGTTTTTCTGCGCATGGGGCAGCATCACCGCCCGCGCCGCGTCATTGACCCGCTGCCGGTCGAGCAGCCGGAAATAGGCGGCGACCTGCAACACACGCACCGCCGGATCGCTTTCGATGCTGTCGTCGAAATCCGGGATGAACTGGCGCAGCCGGGCCAGCATCTCCGCATAGATCGTTTCGTAATCGAGCGGTTCGATCACGTTGGGCGCGGGGATCTGCGACAGGTCGATGGCGGTGAAGGTGGACGGCATGGCGCCATCTCATCGCGCGGGCCTCGCCTGCGCGAGCGCCGGCCTTTGTCGTGCGCGGCACCACAAAGGCGTGCGGGTGATGAAGCCGGGCGGAACCGCAATGCTGCGGGTCATGAGCAAGACTGATTTCGCATTGCTGTGGCTGGCTTCCGCCCTCGGAGCGCTGACGATGATCGGCGGTCGCATGGGCCTGTTCCTGTTCGGCCTCGCCAAAGACCCGCCGGTCGATCCGGTCGCGCTCGATCATTGGCGGCGGCGGCGGCGCTGGCTGGCCTATTCGGAGCTGTCCGCGCTGCCTGCCTGCGCGACGATCGCGCTGACGGTGACGGTCTATTTCAGCCTGCCGCCGGTCGCCTCGGTCGCGATTTCCATGGCGCTGGGCGCGCTGGGCTTCGCGTTCCTGCTGAACGGCGTCCAGTTCCTTGTCCGGCGCAGGCTGGGGATGACCGATGAGTGAATGGATGATCCTCGCCGCGCTCGCCAGCCTGCTTGCCACGGCGGCGATCTTTCTCCGCGCCGCCCGCCACGCGGCGGATTTCGAAAAATGCCGCCACGAAAGGAACCAAGCGGATGAGTGTTAGGCTTTCGGCCAATTTCAGCCTTGCGGAATTCACCCGGTCGGCCACCGCCGAGACGCGGCGCATCGACAACACCCCCAATGCCGCGCAGATCGAGGCGATGAAGCGCCTGTGCGCGAAGGTGCTGGAGCCGGTGCGCGCGCATTTCGGCCGTCCGGTGCGGATCACATCCGGCTTTCGCACGCCCGCGCTGTGCGTGGCGGTGGGGTCATCGGTCGGCAGTCAGCACGCGCTGGGCGAGGCGGCCGATTTCGAGATCGCGGGTGTCGACAATGTGACGGTCGCCCGGTGGATCCGCGACACGCTGCCGTTCGACCAGCTCATTCTGGAAAATTATGTGCAGGGCCAACCCAATAGCGGGTGGATCCATTGCAGCTATCGCGAGGGGCGGTTGCGCAAGGACGTGCTGACCTATTCGCGGCGGACCTATTTCAAGGGGCTGCTGGCATGAGCCTCGCTCTTGCCGGATATGCCGGGGCGGGCGCGCTGGCGCTGGCCGCGCTCGCCGGGCTGGGCGGCTATGCCCATGGCGTCGATGTCGGGAGCCAGCGCGAGCGTGCCGCGACCTTCGAGCAGGTCAACAAGGCCAATGAGGCGCGCGACCGCCTGCGCGTCCAGATCGAGCAGGCGGCCATCCGGCACATGGAAGCCGACCAGAGCCGCCAGTCCACCCAAAGGGAGATCGTCCGTGAGAGCGTCAAAATCGTTGACCGTCCTGTCTATCGCAATGTGTGCATTGACGGCGACGGGGTGCGCCTCCTCGACCGCGCTGCCAACGGGGCCAATGGCGACGATCCCGCCGCATCTGCTGGTGACGCCGGAGAAGCTGCCGAAGGCCGATAGATCGACCGGCGAAGACGGCACGGTCAGCATGACCGGCGCGCAGGCGCTGGGCGGCGGCCTTTCCCTTTATGGCGTGTGCGGGGATATCCGCAGCGCCCTCATCCAGTTGCAGGAGGCGGTGCGCTCGATCCGCACCGCCGAACAGGAGACAAAGTGATGGCGACCACCACCCTGCGCCACACGGCCACGGTCGGCGCGGACTATAGCGACCTGACCCTTTCCATTCCGGGCGCGGCGGGCAAGCCCGGCTTCGTGAAGCATCTGGGCGGGGCAGACGTTGAACTGGTATCCGGCGGCGACGTGATGCCGACCGCCGCCGTGCGAGGAATACCAATACGCGCGGGCGGTGAGGAGTGGACCGAAGCGGCGCACATCTGGGCACGTTGTTCCCATGGCGGCGCGGCGACCCTCGGTTTCAACGTGGTGGAGTGACGAAGATGGGCGGCATTCCTCCTTTCATCAAAAGCGCAGCCGATCGATGGGCGACCGGGATCGGGCTGCCGACGCTGAGCAAGAAGAGCGTGAAGCCCAAGAAAATACTCTTCCACGGCAACAGCATCGGAGTTGGATACAACGCAGCTTTCCCCAGCGGTAATGCGGGCGGTTGGGCGAATAGCCCGGTTTCCGCGATGAAGCGCGCGCTGATCGGTGCGGGCTATCAAGTGCAGGACGATTTTTTTCAGGGCACCATGGGCTACACCACCGCCGCGTCATTCGCATCGTTCGATACCCGCGTGGCGATCGGCGCGAGCTGGGAATTCAATGCGATCGTCGCCGCGAATTACGGGACTTTGCGCAACTCTGCGACGCAAAGCACTTGCACGTTCACGCCCACCACGCCCTGCGACAGCGCCACGCTGATCTTCCGATCGCATGCGCTTGTGGGGCTGGCGCAGGCGACGCTTGGCGGGATCACCAAGACGCTCGACATTCCGGCGACCTATGGCTTCTATCGCATCGATCTGGGTCCATCCGATGGCGTGGTGCTTGGCAATAACGCCTTGCAGTGGAACCGCCGGGCGAGCGGCGGAACGGTGGATCTGGCGGCGGTGCGGTGCTGGAACAGCAAGCTGCCGTCCTTCCAGTTGCTCAACTGCTCGGCGTCCGGTGCGCGGGCGCAGCATATCGCCAACGCTCAGGATGCCGGGCGGTCCCTTTATTTTCCGGAACAGGTTCTGTCTGCGGGTGACGAAGCATGGTGGATGACGGTAGCGAACGACTGGCGCGCGAATGCGCTGCCAGCCATGAGCGAGTTCCGCGCATTCGTCGATGCGTGGGTGCAGCGCCGTCTCGATAACGGGATCGTCCCTCGCATCATCGTAGACCCCCGGACATCTCTGGAAGCGGGTACAGCAACCGTTGCCGACATGGACGCCTACACCGCGACCCTTCAGGAGGTCGCCGCCGCAAAGGGCGTCAAATATTACGAGATGAAAGCGCGGTGGGGCGAATTCGCCGAGGCGAGCGCTGCGGGTCTGATGGTCGGCGGCACCGATTATTTCCATCCCAATTGGGCCGGTGCGCAGGATCTGGGGCTGTTCATGGCTCAAATCGCTCTATCCGCTTGACAGGAGGAACTTTTATGGACGGAATTTACACGGTCACCGGAACGATCACGATGCGCGTCGGCGCAGAGGACCTTGACAGCGCCAGGCAGGCCCTGACCCAGCGCGCGACCGAGCTACAGGACCTGTCGCCCGGCAACATCATTATCTCGGTCGATGCGGATGATGTGGCGATCGAGGCCGTGTCCGGCGCATAAGCAAAGGCCCGGCAGCCCGAAAGCTGCCGGGCAAGTAGAGGGAAGATCGCTCTCCCTTCGGGTCGCGCGACTCTTATAAACTATCGGTGGTATGTCAGGCATCCCCTGAATTGAGGATGCGCAGGCAGATACCGGTCGGGCTGCCATTATCCTGAGATGCCGTGGACGAAAAAAGAAAGGGGCCTCTCCATATGGAAAGGCCCCAAGGTCAATTCATGAAATCTGCTGAGTTAAGCAGCAATCGCGGTATTTAGAAGTTGAAACCAACCGCAGCAAGAACATTGTGACGGCTGATGTCGCTTTCATAGTTGGAATAGCGATATTCGATCTTGCCGAACAGGTTCTGGCCGAAGTTGTGCTTGTAGCCAGCGCCGAGACGCAGGCCGTCGCCGTTTTCGCCATAGGAGAAATTGTCGATGCCGGTCGCGCCGTCATCATAGGTCAGGCGCAGGCGCGCATTGGTGTAGCCTGCGAGAACGTACAGCTGGCTGGCGTCGGACAGGTTGGCGCCAGCGCGCGCGACAATGGACAGATCGCGACCGGTGCGGAGGCAAGCCTTGTCGCCGACGACATCGATATTGCGGACGCAATATTTGGTCGAGCTGTCGTCAACGCTGCCTTCGACGCCGACGAACGTGTTCGCCCCGACCGGTACGTCATAACCGATAGCGGCGCCGTAAGCGAAACCTTCCTTGGATTCATCGAGAGCAGACACGGCGTCCAGACCACCCTGCACCTGAATGTAACCGCCAGCATGCGCAACGGCAGGCACAGCAAAAACAGACGCGGCGAGAACGGAAAGAGCAATCTTTTTCATAATTTCCTCATGTTTAACTTGGGTCGATCTGGTTATTATTTGGCAACCCGGCGCGGGGTTAATTCAACCGTTCCGAGGCTGTCAATTTTAGAGGTAATATTGTCTCATTAAATTATGATCATGTGATATTTTTAACACAATTCTAACGAGTGTAGATTTGGGTGTGCTCAGCCCGGCAACAAATGCTCGATCACCGCGTCTAGCAATTCCTCCCGTTCCGCCGCCGTCATCCCCAGCAGCTCGCGCCGGTCATAGCGCACCTCGCGGGCATGGCGGGCCGGGCGGTCGCGCAGGCCGAATTGATGAATGCGCGCCACGCGCGCGACCGCGCCGCCGAAACCGACCCATGCCTCCAGATCGCTGGCCCCGGCGTTGAGTATCCCCGACCGCCTGATCTTGCGGAACATTGCCCGCTGTCGGATCGTCGTCCGGTTGCGGATCCGGCCCGCGCCGCTGTTCTCGTCCTTGGGGTCGACGCGCAGATATTTGATGACCTTCGCATATTCGAAGCTGCGCATGCCGCCCGCCTCGCGGTCATAGCCGGTGAAGATCGGGCCTTGCTTCTCCCAGCTTTTCAGGAAGACGAGGCGTGGCGCGCCGCTGCCGCCGGACGGGTAGAGAAATTTCAGCGCATGGTTGCCGGGCTTCGGCTCGGTCGGCCGGCGGCGTTTGGCGAAGGCGCTGCCGTCCGGGTTGCGCTGGGCGGCGATGCGCTGCTGGTTGGACCGGCGCATGGTCTTTGCCACCTTGCGCAACAGGCCGCGCCGCGCCGCCGGGGCCAGCGATTTGAGCATGCCACCGACGAAGGCTTCCAGCTCGTGCAGATCGCCGCCGTCTACCTCCGCCATCGTCAATCGTCCGGGTAGCCGACGATGAACTGTTCCACGCCGTCCGCCTTGCCCCAGATCTGGCGGAGGATGGCCAGCGGATCGGTGAGCGGTTCGAGGCCCGGCATGGGCGGCTGCTCGCGCACGGTCATTTCATAGCCGCCGCCGGGGTGCGGCAGCACATTGACGGCCTCGGCAAGCGGAAGCTGGATTTCGATATCCACCGCCTGATTGTCGACCGGATCGACGGCGAAGCGGATTTTCTCGACGCCGTCCTGATGGTTGAGCAGCAATTCGGGCTGGTTGGCGCGCATCCACAGGAGGAGCGGCAGGAATATCTGCCCCGGCGCATAGCAGCAGTTCAGCAGCACGATGTTGAGCGTGTAGCGCAGTTCATAGCCGAGATTTTCCGTCATGCGCGCGGCGACCGTGCCGCCGGTCACATGGATGGACAGCGCCTCGGCGGAGCGGGCCAGTTCCGGCAGGGCGGCGGTGAGGTGGGCGCGGATGCTGTCGGGGAATCGCATGGGGTCAATCCCAAAGCTGGATGATCTGGCGCGCTGGCGTGACGGGCGCGGTGACGATCGGCAGGGTGATGATTTGCCCCTCGGTCAGCAGCGCGCCCTGTTCGGCGAGATCGCGGTTGAGGTCGAGCGCCTGTTCGACGATGCCGCCGGTCTGGCCCAGCACGCGCCAGCACAGCGCGTCCAGCGTTTCGCCTTGCAGGGCGGTGGCGGTGAAGGTGGTGGTCATCAATACCGCATGAAATCGCTGAGTTCGGCGAAAGCCTGATCGAGGTTTTCTCCCCGTAAGGTAAAGCTCCGTCCGTTGCGCATGGTGACGACAAGCTTATCCCCCAGCCAACGCCGCCTCACCAGTTGCCAATGGGAAATTTGGCTCCGAACGATGCCGAATACCGGATCGCCGTTCGCCCTGAAATCGACAGCATTGTGCATGGGGGTTCCTTTCAGATCAGTTCGACAGCAGTGCGGCCCGCGCCCTTGATCGCGCGGATCGCGTGGAGGGCGTTGCGGCGATGATCCTCCGCCCGCTGGTCGAGTTCATTGCCCGCGGATTGCCCGCTGCCGGTCGCGGTCACGTCGCGGTGGGTTTCGACCAGATCGGCGGTCGCATGGGCATAGACCGCCCGCTGCCACAGGCGGACGATCTGGCGGACGCCGCCCAGCTCCGGCGAGGGCACGGCGGCGAGGGTGACGAAGCCCGCGCTTTCCTGCGCGGCGCGCCATGCGGAAAGGTCGCCGTCCACGGTCAGCACCGCGCCGATGATCGCGTCTTTCACGCGATCGTCAGGAATCAGCGTGCCGCCGATACGCTGGGAATCGCGGAAATGGTTGACGTCGATGTCCGGCCAGAAAGGCCCGCATGCGACCGTGACGCCGGGCGGCGTGGCGGCGGGCGCGGGGGAGGAAATGAAGCCGGACAAAGGGTCCTCCTGAAAAAAGTGGGGGGTGGGGATCAGGATCTTGGGTTCGGGCAGGCCCGGCCTCGATCCTTCACCGCCCCCCGGCGCCGGTGGGCGAGCCTTATTCCTGTTCGTCTTCGTCCGTTTCGGACTGGTCGTCATCCGCATGGGCATGCTTGTTCAGCCAGGCGGTGACGCGCTCGATTTCCTTGATGACCCCGATCTTGCGATCCAGTTCCAGCGCGCGCTTCAGGTGGGTGAGCGCGGCGGCGCGGGCGGCGCGGGGCGCACCGGCGGCGGCGGTTTCGGGATTGTCGTCGGCCTTGGCCGCGATGCGCAGGAAATGCAGGCCCAGCGCCTTTTGCAGCTTGGCTTTGACGATGTCCGGCATGTCGTGGCCGCCGGTCAGTTCCTCCGCGCGCTGGAGCGTCCCAATCTCGAAATCACGGTCGACCTTCTCCGCGCGGATGGCGGCTTCTGCGATTTCCTCGGCGATCAGCGTCGCGGGCGACCGCTGGAACCGTTCCGGCAGGCGCAGGCCGAAGCGCAGCACATGGGCGGCGATGTCGAGGCCGCGCGCGAAATGGCCGATGTCGAAGCGCCAGATCATGATGTTGACCAGCAGTTCATCCTGCACCGCCGTGCCGCTTTCCTCGGCGGCGTCGAGGGTGGCATCGACATGGGCGGTATAGGCGTCGATCATCTGGCGCTTGGCCTCGATCTTCCCCTCGGTGGACTGGATATCCTTCAGGCGGCGCAGATCCTCGCCGAAGCTGGCCATCAGCAATTCATATTCGCTGGCCTCGGCGCCAGTGTCGGCGCGGTCCGGCGCGATGGCGGCGGCGGAGCCGTGCTGGATGGCGAGGCGGGCGAGCGCGCCTTGCTTGAAATCAGCGGCGGGGCTGAATGTTAAGCGGACGGCGGGACCGGATGATTCCGCGAAATTGGGATCATAGGAAGCCATCTGTTGCTGCGCCGGGACTGGTTCCGGTTTGGCTTGCCGGATCTCTTCAGCGGCAAGGCGGGCCAGTGTGTCGCGCTTGTGGCGGGCGGCGGGGCTGAGGGGCATGAGCGGATCCTTTTCGCTGGGAATGGGGTGGAGAGGCTGGCGGTCCTCTCCACCCTGCCTGACATCGGAGGTCAGGCCCGGATATCAGGCGACGTATTCGATATTCTCGACCAGACAGGCGAAATCGTAATCCTCGATCTCGTAGGCGTCGTTCGAGGACTGGTAATCCTCGACCCGGTTTTTCTTCGGGTTGTCGATGATCGTGCGACGGCGCTTGCCCTCCTGTTCGTAGATCGACAGGTTCGCGTGCATGGAGATGAACACCTTGCCGGTCGGGAAGGAATAGGGCCGTTCGGCGGGCAGGCCACCCAGACGCTTGGTTGCCATGATCGTGTCCCGCGCCAGCTGTTCGGACGGGTCGCGCTCTTCGTTGATGAGCGGGAAATATTTGTCCTTCAGCAGGTCGCGTGAGACGAACGCGGTCAACTGGATCTCATCCTGCGCCCATTCGGGCAGCAGTTCCTGCACCGCGTCCCAGACCAGCGCGTCGAGCGTCGCATAATGACCTCCGGGGCCGTAAGTCACCTTGCCGGTGCCCGACGCGCTTTCGGTCATAACCTGCGCCGGGCGCGCCTCGCGCAGCTTCTGAAGCCAGCCCTTGTTGACGTCCTGAAGCTTCGGATTGGTGGTCCGGTTCGTAGTGGCCGCCGCAGAGGTACCGTTAAAGCCGATCATGACATGGGCGCGGCGCTGCGATGCGACAATGAGCCGGGCGATGCGCTCTTCGAAATCGGGGAATTTCGCCCACTGATCCAGCTTTCCATAGGACAGATGGGTGTCGTAATCCGTCTGGAAAAGCTGGTACTGGTGTGCCGAAAGGCTGGACGGATCGGTGGTCTGGCGTTCGCCCGCGCCGCTGGTGTCGGTGCGGCTCGCGATCGGCAGGCCGATGTCGAGGCCGAGCGTTTCGCCCAGCAATTCCGGCACCTGCCGCACATTGATGCGTCCGAGGAAGCTGGTCGGGTCTTCCTGCTTCATGTCGATCAGCACCTGCTGGACGGAAGGGGACACCGTGAACTGCTGCGTCGCGGAGGCCACGCCGTTGATTTCGGCGATATTCTCCTGATAGTCGTTGAAAAGCAGGCGGGTTTCGTTGCGCATTTTAGGCTCCGATGAAGAGAGGGCGAGCGGCGGGGAAGGAAGGATCAGCAGCGGGCGCGGACGCGATCGCCGCCGCCGGTCGCGGTCGGGCGGGCCGTGTAGCCATTGCGCGGGGTCTTTTCGATCAGGCCGCGCAGTTCTTCCACATCGCTCGACAGCTTGCCCATGCGGGCCTCCTGTTTGGCGTTCGACGCGGTGAAGGCCTGCGCCAGCTTGTCGAGGCCCTCCGACATGGCGGTGGCGAGATGGGCGAACTGGTCGGGCTTTTGCACGGAGCTGCCCTGCGTCGGCGGGGAGCCGGGTTGCTGCACCGCCGGGGCTGGTTCCTGTTTCGGCGACAGCATGCTGTCGAAGAATTTCTTCATCGACGCAAAGGCACCAGCTTCGGTGGAGATATCGGCCGCATCGTCGAATTCGATGAAGATGCCTTCGTCGTCCACGCCCAGCAGATGATCCTTGCGCTTGTCGTCGCGCGCCGAGAATTTCAGTACTTCGGTAGCGAGGCTCGCCGGGCTGTCGGTGACCGCCATGCCGACCAGATAGGCCTTGTTGGTGTTGGCGGAATTGGGGTGGATTTCGACCGAGGGGAAAATCTTCTGATCCGCCCTGGTCAGTTCCTTCGCCTGGTCGTTCACCTCGAAGCTGGCGAACAGCGCGAGCTTCTTTTCCTGTTTCCCGGCCATGTTGACGGTGACTTCCTCCGCCTTCACCTCGGCGACGGAGCCATAAGCATTGAACGGGGGCGCGGGCGAATAGCCGCGCAAATGCTCGCAATTGATGCGTGCAGTATAGGTGGCCGGGTCATAGCTGTCGGCCATCTGCTGGATATGCGCGCGCTCGATCGTGCGGCCGTCAATGGTCGGACCTTCGACGGCGACGCGGAAAAACTTGGTTCGTGCCATGGCGGCGGCTCCTCAGGGGCTGGTTGAGCGTGTGAGGGCCATTGAGCCGTGGAAGGGCCGTACCGTCCACGCGGTCCCTTTGTGGTGCGGGGCACGACAAACGCGCGAAAAGGAAGAGGATCGCGCGCGCGCGCAGGATGCGCGGCGTCATGACCGTTACCGTCCCGCCGCCCATCCCGTTCGACAGCCGCAGGGTGGCGCGCGCCTATTATTGGCGCGGCTATGGCGTGACCGAAATCGCCGCGGAACTGGGCCTCAAGGTCGCCACCGTGCAGTCGTGGAAGGAACGGGACGGGTGGGCCGACGATCCGCTGATCCGCCGGGTCGAAGATAATTTAGAGATGCGGCTCAACCAGCTTATCTGGAAGGAGCAGAAAACCGGATCGGATTTCAAGGAAATCGACCTGCTGGGCCGCCAGATCGAGCGGCTTGCCCGCGTCCGGCGCTATGAACAGCCGGGCGGGCATGAGGGCGATCTCAACCCCAATGTGGCGAACCGCAATGCCGGGCCGAAAAAGGCACCACGCAAGAACCTGATTACGGTCGAGGAAGTGGCGAAGCTGAAGGCCGCCATGCTGGACCTCGCCTTCGGCTATCAGGAGACGTGGTGGCACAATGTCTCGCGCAAGACGCGCTTCCTGCTCAAATCCCGCCAGATCGGCGCGACTTTCTGGTTTGCGCTGGAGGCGTTGGTGCGCGGCCTCGAAACCGGCAACAACCAGATCTTCATTTCGGCGAGTCGGGCGCAGGCCAATAATTTCCGCGCCTATATTGTCGATTTCGTCTTCAAGGTTCTGGAAAAGGATCTGAAGGGCGAACATCTGGTCATCCAGCGCGGTGAGGATGAGCAGGGCAACAAGCTCGATCCCTTCACCATGTATTTCCTCGGCACCAATTACCGCACGGCGCAAAGCTATCATGGCGACGTCTATGTGGACGAAGTGTTCTGGATCTACGGTTTCGACCAGATTGACACCGTTGCTTCTGCCATGGCGGCGCAGAAATTCTATCGCATTACCTATTTTTCTACGCCCTCGACCATCAACCACGAAGCTTATAAAAAATGGTCGGGCGAATGGTTTAATGCGGGCCGGTCCAAGGGCGAACGGGTCAAGATCGACACCAGCCACAAAGCGCTGAAGGACGGGGCGCTGGGCGCCGACCGGATCTGGCGTCATTTCGTCACGATCAAGGATGCCGAGGCGCAGGGATGCGACCTGTTCGACCTTGAGGATCTGCAATTTCGCTATTCCGTCGAGCAGTTCGCCAACCTGTTCATGTGCGAGTTCATCGATGACAGCCAGAGCAGTTTTCCCATGTCCCTCATCCGGCCCGCCATGGTCGACAGCTGGGATGTCTGGAAGGACTATCAACCCTATGCCTTCCGGCCCTATGCGGGCGAAGTCTGGATAGGATACGACCCGGCGGAGAGCGAGGACGGCGACAATGCGAGCTGCGTCATCGTGGCGCCGCCGACCGGGCCAAAGGGCAAGTTCCGCGTCCTCGAAAAGCTGCAATGGCGCGGCAAGGATTTCGAGGCGCAGGCCGCCGAAATCAGGCGGCTGACCCAGAAATACCGGGTGACGGAAATCGCGATCGACGGCACAGGCATGGGCACCGCCGTGCACCAGCTCGTGAAGAAGTTCTTCCCGCTCGCCCGGCGCCTCGATTATTCGCCGCTGGTCAAGACCCAGATGGTGCTGAAGGCGAAGAACGTGTTCGCCAATGGCCGGATCGAGTTCGACGCGGGCTGGACGGACCTTGCCGCCGCGCTGATGTCGATCCACCCCCAGCTTACCAAGGGTCAGAAGCAACTCACCTATGTCGCGCGGCGCAGCGCCGAAACTGGCCATGGCGACATGGCATGGGCGCTCCTGCACGCCCTCTATTGCGAACCGCTGGACGCCACCGACGGCACCGGCCCCCAGAAATCCAAAGTGGAGATCAACCGATGAACGATGCGGCCACCCCGACCGGCGGCGTGACGGCCTTTGCCCTGGACGATGCGGTATCCGTCATCAACCGGCGCGAGCTGCTGGGCTATACCGAATGCTGGTGGAACGGGCGCTGGTATGAGCCGCCAATCAACCCGAAATCGCTGGCCCAAATGCTTCAGGCGTCCGCGCACCATGGCAGCGCGATCCGCGCCAAGCGCAATCTGCTGGTGCGCGATTTCATCCCTCATGACCTGCTGTCCCGCGACGAATTCGGCAAGTTCGTGCTGGATTTCCTCGTGATGGGCAACGCCTATCTGGAAGATGTTCCCAACATCGCGGGGCGCACCGCGCGGCTGAAGAACAGTCTTGCAATCAACACGCGGCGCGGGCGCGATGATGTCTACTGGTTTGTTGAGAAATATCACCAGCCCCACCAGTACGAGCCGGGCCGGATCTTCCACCTGATCGAGCATGACGTGTCGCAGGAGCTGTACGGCAAGCCGGAATATCTCGCCGCGCTGCAATCCCTGCTGTTGAACGAGAACGCCACCTTGTTCCGCCGTCGCTACTATCTGAACGGCGCCCATGCCGGTTTCGTCTTCTACCTCTCCGAAACGGCGATGAATGACACCGATGTTAACGCGATCCGGGAATCGCTGCGCGAGGCTAGGGGGCAGGGCAATTTTCGCAACCTGTTCCTGCACGTCCCGAACGGTAAGAAGGACGGGGTGCAGATCATCCCGATCAGCGAGGTCGCGGCGAAGGATGAGTTCTTCAATATCAAGAACGTCACCCGCGATGACATCCTCGCCGCCCACCGCGTACCGCCGCAGCTTCTGGGCGTGATTCCCCAGACGAACGGGGGCTTCGGCGACGTGCGGACCGCGCGCGACGATTTCGTGATGAATGAGATCGGCGCGCTCAAAGCGCGGATGCTGGAGGTGAACGACTGGCAGGGCCGGGAAATAATGCGTTTCGCGGAATACCGACCCGCTAGCCAGCCTGCCGCCGCCTGAAGGGCGGGGGAGCAAGAGCGCTGCCACGCTCTTACCCCGACAAATCTCCCTTGTCGCAAGTCGGACGCGATCGCCGCCCGACTCACCCCACCGCTCGCGCGAACGGTGGAACATTTAGCGAACAAATGAAGGGAGTCGAGTCTATATGAATAGTTTGGAAGCTGTTGCCCCTGTCCGCCCTGTCGCAGCATGGCAAGGCGGCAAGCGCAATCTGGCAAAGCGCCTCGTGGCGCGCATCAACGCTATCCATCATGCTACCTATGCGGAGGTTTTTGTGGGCATGGGCGGGGTTTTCCTCCGCCGCGACCGCAGGCCGAAATGCGAGGTCATCAACGACATCAGCGAGGATGTCACCACGCTGTTCCGCGTGTTGCAGCATCACTATCTGCCGTTCATCGACATGATCCGCTGGCAGATCAGCAGCCGGGCAAATTTCGAGCGCCTGGCGCGGCAAAGCCCTTCCACTCTCACCGATATGCAGAGGGCCGCTCGGTTCCTCTATTTGCAGCGCTTGGCGTTCGGCGGCAAGGTGGCAGGCGCGCGGTCGTTCGGTGTCTCGCCAGCGCTGGGCGCCCGGTTCGACGTCACCAAGCTGATCCCGATGCTGGAAGATCTCCACGAGCGCATGACCGGCGTGATCGTGGAGCGGCTCGACTGGGCGGCATTCATCGCGCGCTGGGACAGACCTGAAACGCTGTTCTACCTCGACCCGCCCTATTATGGCTGCGAGCGCGATTATGGTCCGGGCCTGTTCGATCGCGGCCAGTTCGAGGCAATGGCGGAGGTGCTGGCCGGGTTGCGCGGGCGGTTCATCCTCAGCCTCAACGATACCCCGGATGTCCGCCGCATCTTCGCCCGGTTTGATATCGAGGCGGTGACGACGCGATATACGGTCGGCGGTCAGGCGAGCGCCAAACAGGCCGGTGAAGTGATCATCACCGGATAACCCCAACCGACACCCCTTCATATTGCCCGTGGGAGGCCGCCGTGCAGCGTTGCGCGGCGGCCTTCCGCCGTTCCGCGCGACACGCTGCGATGGCCCCACGCGCCGCCGCAGACCCCCGCGCGCGGGCTGGAGCGGCCTGCCGCCGGGACGTTCGCTCCCGGCCCCGCGCGCCGCGCTCAGCTCCCCCCCTCGCCTGCGCGCTTTCCGTATCGGATTTCATGCAACTGCCCGGAAGCCATGCGCCGCAGATTGACGGGGGTTGAGAGCGGTTTTTCAACGGGTGCCGAACATGCGTTTTCAGGCGGCTAGGCCCCGAATTTCGCCATTTTCGAAAAGAGCGCAACGGAATTTTCCGGTGGGGGAGGGGTGTAGAAAACCTTACATTCCTTACCTGCCCCCGGCCATGATACTGAAACCCGCAAAAATCCTAGCATTTTCGAGTATGTATGAAGGCATTACCTTTGCCTTACATGTTTCAACCCAAAAACTTACCTCTCTGAAAATATTAGGTTTTTTGTTTTGAAAAGTAAGGTTTTTTATTCCTTACATGGTAAGGATCAGGTAAGGTCAAATGTAAGCCCGGAAACCCGCAGAAAACTGCCAATGTAAGGAATGTAAGGTTTTCTGAAACACCCCCCCCACATATAAAAAAGGGGAGCACAAATTTGAGAATTCCAAACCAAAGCAAAGTCGGAATGGCACTGTGCCGGAGAATGTGACATCAATGTGCCGCAATGTGCCGGATATTTCCGCTTTGTTCCGACCTGCTTGACGGCGGAGAGGATGAGGCGTATCGGAAACCCCGCAGAAGTCAGCCGATTTTGCTAATGCGCCCGTAGCTCAGCAGGATAGAGCATCAGATTCCTAATCTGGGGGCCACAGGTTCGAATCCTGTCGGGCGCGCCATTCTCGAACAAAAGAGAGAACTGCGGGCGTGGTTTTGGCCATGCCCCCAACGGCACTCCGAGCCAGCACGGCCTTGGAGCCGCTGATGCGGATTTCCCGATCGTTCACGCGCACCTCGCTGAGCAGCAGCCGGGCGTAGGCTTGCCGTAGATCGGGCGAGCCGTGATGCAGCTTGTCGCGGAGCAGCAGCGCCAGCTTCTCGATCTTGTCCGGCGTGATCACCGGCTCAGCCATAGCCAAGCGTCGGGTGAGATCGGAAATCTGATCCGCAAGTTCATCCCGCCGGAACCGCAGGTTCACCAGACGCTCTCGCATCGAAGCGTCCTCGGCATCCATCAAGCCCTTCTCGACCAGTTCCAGCAGCCGGGCGATGCCTGCTTCGGACTCCTTATGATCCTGGCGCATCCGCCGCAGCCGATCGCGGTTGCGGTCCTCGCGCTCGATCGCCGTGCGCAGATAATCGCCGAGCAGGCCAACAAGATGCTCCGGCTGCAATATCTGTTTTGTCACCTCGCCGATCACGATGCCGTCGAGCTTGTCCATCGGCATGCGCAGGCCCTTGCAGCCGAACGGCCCCTCCTTGAGCCGGGTCGAGCAGCAGTAATAGCGATACTGCCCGCCTTTGCCCGTGTTCTGGATAAGGGCTGCGCCACAATGGCCACAGCGGGCCACTCCTGCCAGCAGTGTCGGCGAGTTGACGATGCGCGGAGCCACACGCTTGGGGGCACGGCTCTGCAGGAGCGCCTGCACGGCGTTGAAGGTCTTCTCGTCGATGATGGCTGGCACCGTGAACGGCACCCATACCGACGGCGGGCGAGGTCGGCCGTTGCGGCTATCGGTGCGGTTGAAGTGATGCTGGCCATGATAGGTGGTGGAGGTCAGGATGTCGTGGATGCCGCCCGTGGTGAACCTCCGGCCCCGACGCAAGATACCGCGCTCGTTGAGCCAAGTGGCGATGGCCTTCACGCCCATGGGACGGCCTTCGGCGCCCATGGCCATATCGAAGATCATCCTGACAACGCGCGCCTCGGCGTCGTCGACGGTCAATGTTTTCTTGTCCTTGTTGCCCCGTCGCTCGGCAACCTCGACGCCATAGCCATAAGGCGGGCGTGAACCGTTCCAGAACCCCTGCCGCGCGTTTTCCAGCATGGCGCGGTGAACGTGTTTCGCGGTCTCGCGGGACTGGTGCTCGTCGAAGATGTGCAGCAGCTTGCGGAACATCTCGCCGGTCGGGTCTTGTCCCACCTCCTGCGTGATCGAGACCAGTTCGACCCCGGCCTTGCAGTTCCCGGATGTAGAGTTCCGAGTGCAGCGAGTCCCGGCTGAACCGGCTCAGCGAATGCACCACCACGAGATCAAAGGGTTTGTCCGTCCGCTTGGCGGTATGGATCATTTCCTGGAAGACGGGACGGTCCTCATCGAGTGCGGATGCTCCCGGCTCGGAGAACACCTGCGCGACCTCGATGCCTTGCCGCTGGCACCATGTGCGGCACTGGACGATCTGATCGGGGATCGACAGGTCGCGCTCGGCCTGCCGGGCGGTCGACACGCGGACATAGATTGCCGCGCGGGTCATGGCCGGTCACTCCTGGTCGAAGAGGATCGCGTCGATCTCCCTGCCCAGATAGGCCCGCAGGATCGCCACCTCGTCGCGCAGCACCGGCATGGCCGCCGGGAAATCGCTGACCACGGCCTGCTCGCCGCCGACGGGCTGTCTGACCGGCGATGGAGATACAGCCCGCTTGCGCCGAATGACGATCCGGCCACTGCGCTTCGGCGCAGGGTGGCCCTTTGGTGCGGGGCAGGAGGCGGGCTGGGCGTCCATTTCCCATTGTCTATGGGCAACCGTGCGATGCAACCAAGTCCCAATTTTTCCAGTGGCATAAGCCTTATCCCACTGCCGCAAGTGGCGTGATCACCTATGGACACGATTGCAACTGATTGCGCATGGTCTTCACGCATGACGACGCTCCTTCAACCGCGCCAGAGCGGCGGTTCTGCGTCCCTCGAACGCCGTCTGGACAGCCTCATGGGCCAAGGCGGCGTTCGCGAGGATGTAGTGTTTGTGCGCGGTGTGCTGGTCGGTATGCCCGAGCAGATCGGATACCAGCGTCACCATGGCCGGATCGTGATCGACAAAGCTGGTCGCAGCAATGCTGCGCGCGAGGTGCGGCCAGACGTGGCGACCGAACGCGTCCTTGGTTCGTTTCTCGATCTGATCCCTGATCGAGCGATCGCCCATTGGACCGCCCCAGCGGTCGATCCACAGCCGATCGGTCCCACCGTCGCCATGAGCCAACAGTCTGCGCCGGTGATCGCGGAGCCAGATGTCGATGTAAGGGTTTAGCGCTGGAGACAGTTCCGCCTGATAAGGATGCGCGGTCTTGGTCTCTTCCTTGGTGAAGAAGAGCCGATAACGATCACCGTCGAACATCAGATGCTTTCCGATCTCGATGGCTGCCAGATTGCTGAGCCTCATCGGGCAACTTATAAGGATGGCGATGATGAGGCCGTCCCGCATGCGGGTGCCCGCATGATGGCGATCTTCCATGTCCAGGGCCTGTTCCATGAGATCGACGCCCAGCGCCAGAAGCTGGCGAGCATCGACCATATGGCCGCGCTTGTCCTTTTCCGGCCTGGCATTGGCCTTGAGGTTGGTGATGACGATCCGCAGCCAAGTCCAATCGCAGTCGGGAGCCATGACCATGATCATCCTGGCAAACCCCTCGAACACCATAGCTGCGCTGCACGACGAAACTCGGTCCTGAAGCTGTAGCACGAACAGGCGGACGCGATCGGGCGTTACTCGCGCTTCGGGCGAGGCTTCGGCATCCAGCCAGCCATGTCGCGCAAGGAACGACAGCCACTGACCGTAGCCCTGCTCGACATTGCGACAGCGGGCGAGGCTCCATCTGCGGGCGGGCTTGGGACCGCCCAGAAAACTCGTGACTTCACGGGCCCCGCGATAACGCAACTGATCGGTGGCGGGCCAGTCATGGCGCTTGATGCAGAGAGGAATGCTCACAGCAGGTCCCTCCTTTCGTCAAAGCCGCCACCACTACCCTTGCGGCGCGCGGTGCGCTTGATCCTGATCTGGGCAGTCTCGCGACTGCGCAGGATATGCTCCTGGAAGTGGCGCGACGCCTCCCGCTGCTGTGGGCGCGCATAATAGCGCTTTGTCGTGTTGACGTCGCGATGCGCGAGATGCTGGCTGATTGTGAATATACCCTCGGGATTGTCCTTCAGCCACAGGGCCGCAGAGATATGCCGGAACTGATGCGGTGTGATGGCCACGCCCAGCACCCGCTTTGACTGAGCCCCGACCGCATGAGCCATGGTCCTGGGGTCGATGCAGCTTCCATCGGCTGCCGGGAACAACCACGGCGACGGGTGCGGACACAGCTTCGGTCTCCAGTCCCGGAGATACAACTCCAACAGCTCGACGGTCGAGCCTTCCAGCTTGAACCGCAAGTCTTCTTCGTTTTTCACCTCCACACCATCGCGCTCGATGACCCAGAAGGCATCCTTGCCATGGCCGATCTTCCTGATCGACTTGCCGAGTTCTAGATCGACGAGGTTGGCACGGCGGACGCTGCAAATGAGCAGTATCTCGATCGCCAAGGCCGTGCGGACCAGTGCCGGTGTCGAGCGCCTATCCGGCTTTTTCCGCGCGCGATCGAGCAGGGTAAACGGCAGGAGTTGCACTTGGTCGGCGAAGCGCTGTTCATCCAACCTGTCCAGCAACGCTCGGTTCTTCACCGTCATGCCGCGCCGGGAACCGCGTTCAATGAGCATCTGCTCGCGAACACTGAAGGATATCTCTTCGAGCTGCTGGATGTCGTCTTGCGAAAATTTGCACCAGCGGGCGATGATCGGCGCGCGCAGCGCCATTTGGACCATCTGATCGGTGATCCGGCCATCCGCTCGCTTGCGCTGGAACCCCAGGGCCCGGTCGAGACGGTCTGGACGAAACACCTCGCCGAGACTGGATAGTTCCTCCATCGGCACGCCGCTGTGCACAAGGCTCGACACGGCGATCGACACGTTGTGGCGGTATTGCTTGACCGTTGCGGGCTTCAATACCTTCTTTCTTCGAGCAACGGAATTCAGATGCCGCTGCCTGGCCGGCGCGATTGGCGCCTTCATCCCCTTCGGGTCTGATGCGAGGAAGTCGGGTGGCGTGGACAGGAATTTGAGAAATGCCTTCAGTTCCAACACGAGCTTTTCCGGCCATTCCTCGACCGGAATCCAGTAGCTGGTCCGTTTGACGGGCGGCGGCGTCAGTCGGGGCAGGTCCTCGCGGGATGCGGCGAGATCGTTCCATGCTTTGATGCTGCTACGCAACGTGCCCTCCCAACCTCCGACCATCGCCTCATCGCGCAGATGAGCCACGAAACGCTCGCTCACCGCGTCGGACATCTTGTGCGGCAGGACGCCCAGTCCTGCGGCGAAGTGGAACAGGCGCGAGGTCGCACGCTGCGCCTTCACATCGAGCGTCGCCTGCAGCGCGCCCCATTCGCCGGTAAGCGGGAAGCGGGAGCGGGGGTTGGACAGCTTGCCCTGCGTTCGCAACAGGCGGAAAGCCTTGCGCGTCCTGGATTTGAGGTTGGCTAACGACCCATCCGTTATGCCCGCCATCGCGGGCGACACCTGTTGCAATCGCTCGAAGATGAGCCGCTCGTTGGCGGGGAAGTCCAGCATGCCCTGAGCGATCACCTCGTCGACGCGCTTGAGAGCCGAGCGCATGAAGGCTATTTCTTCACAAGGTGCATCGCACTTACGTAGAGCTTCTCGCATATCGCCGATGCTGGGAAGGTGGTTTTTCTGCTCGAATTGGCCGTTGTTATGGTTGTTCGTATGCATTGTTATTCATCCTCGCTTAAACGTGAAAAATTGTGAAACCCAATCTACATTATTCCTTGGGTGTAGTTATTTGGGGTATTCACAAGGGTCATATCGCCTCGCCTTTGAGGAACTTTATGAGGTCCGCCCTGTCGATCCTGATGCGACCTCCTTTCTTGAGCTGGTAGGATCGAAGGTCCTCTTCGCGTATCCAGCGACGGATGGTGGGGTGTGACACGGCAGCGAACTGCGCGGCCTGCGGCACCGTCAGCAGCTCGATGGGCATGGCCGAGACTTCGCAAGGTTTGGAGGTGGGTAAGGGGCGGGTCGGTTTACCGGCCTTCTTGCGTCTGATTTTAATCGTCATTTCCTGTCTCACTCAGGCTTCTTCTGGCGCGGATATTCACGTTCAGAAGGGTGATGATTTCCGCATCGCCATGCGTAGCGAGATGATCGCAGGCGCTTGCGGGCGTTCGAGATCGCGCAAGGGAATGTCGGGAAGAACGCGCGGTCTCTTCCCGGACAGCGTTGCTGTCGGCGGGGGCGCGCGCGATGGGGGAAGGAGCGGCCAAGCGGCTATGAATAGCCGCGATGCGTCATCTCTAGAGTGCACGAGGCGCCAGGCCTTAGAGGTCGAAGCAGCCCGAGATCGAGATTTCTGACGAAGGGAATGGACCACCGAGCGGCACTTTCAATGACGTTGGAATTATCCAAGTCATCGAAATGCCGGATTCGGCGTTCAGGCGGCCCTGCCCTCTGATGAACTTCTGCTCTTATGCCATTACAAGGAGGGTTGATCAACGCTCATTAGAAACAGAGGGAGGTGACCGAAGCTACCTCCCTCTGTTTTGTGGCAAAGCCGTTGGGCAACAAGTCAGCTCGATCCTGCCGAAGCCAGCAAAGCGGTGAGTGCTGCTTCTTTGTTTAGCAGCCCTCTCGAATGCGGAATGGCGCCTGCTGTCAGGAGCGCCTGCTCGAACACGGCGTATTGCTCGCTGTCGAGATGGAGAACGATTGTCTTGCCCTCTGGGTCGAATTCGTTTCCACGCAAATACATCTTCAATTCGTGCGCGGTGGAGTCTGCCGCCTTCACCAGCAGCGTGTCGATGTTAGCTTTATCGACATAGGGCGAGAGCAGCGCGAGTTTGGTCCAGCCTATCCGACGCAGTTGCTCGATTGGAACGCCAAGGTCATCGAACGTGCGGCTGATCTGGGCGAGGTTATATGCCTTGCGGATGCCGATCTTCAGTTCCCTGGCGACCGACCTGAAGTCCTCCGGGTGATGTTTCTGCGTCTCACGGAGGTGCCGGGCGACCTCCAAGAAATGATCGCCCATCATGTCGACGATGATCTGGGGTACCTTGGCCGCCTTGTTTTTCGTCCCTTCCATAGTTCCAAACCTTTGAAGTTGTTGGGAACTATTTCCTATGGAAAAGACGCACCTCGACAAGGGAATTGCGCAGGAAAATGGCTGGTTTCTCGGGGCTTTGAGCTGGAGCAGCTATGGATGCTTTACGACGAAATCCGTCAGTGTGCGAACGCATCCGCTAAAAGCATGAGCAGGCCAGCAGAAGAGAAGGCCGACATCCAGATGATGTGACGCACATCGCGGCGAACATTGCAGATCGGGTCACGGGCGGTGCGCATGATCCCTCAATACAACGTTCCGATAATGCTCGCCAAGCACAACGTAGCGGCTGCTGTCATTATTCCAGAACGGTGGGTTGTCCGACGGGGAGGCCCTGCCCGAGCGTCGCTATGTCGCACCTCAATGCCCGGCACAGCTTGATCAACGAAACGACGGTGAGGTTGTGCTCGCCCCGTTCGACCCGCCCCACATAACTGCGATCAAGAGCCGCGACATGCGCAAGCTCTTCTTGCGACATGCCGAGCGTCCGCCGTCGTTCGCGGATGCGCTGGCCAAGGATGTCGAGATGCGGATCACTCACTCCGTCAACTCACGGATGAGGTGACTATTCGTCCACGGAGTAGGAATCCCGCTGTTAACCTTTGGACGCTATTCCGCTGCTTTTCTTACGGCACAGGAATGACATGGCTAGGCATCGAGCAGTCCCGGTTCTCATTACCAACGACAACAATCGCAGCGCGTTGACGCGCGTTCGGCTCGGGGGCGGCCTACATGATGAGAAGTGGCTCCAGGCGCTGATCCACGATCATCCCGTCATCCTGCCGATCTCGGACATTGAGCCTGGTTTCGGCGACCTGATCGCGGTGGCCCGTGAAGTGCCGACCGGTCACGGCAATATCGACAACCTCTACCTTACGCCGTCCGGTGACATCGTGTTGGTCGAAACCAAGCTGTGGCGGAATGGGCAGATGCGCCGTGAGGTGGTGGCGCAAGCGCTGGATTATGTGGCCGCGCTAACCCTGATGGGATTCGAGGCGTTCGAGATGGCTGTTGCGCGGGGGCAGCAGGCACCGCGACGCCTGTATGATCTTGTTCGTGACCATCCAGAAGCTTTGGAAGAGGCGGAGTTCATTGACGCGGTCTCGCTGAAACTACGGCGAGGTAGGATGCTGGTCATCGTCCTGGGCGACGGAATCAGGACAGAGACGGAGGCGCTCAGCGATCTGCTGCAGAGCCATGCCGGTGCGCATTTTACCTTCGCGCTTGTCGAGCTTGCCACATGGCGGAACCCGGCAGGCGACATTCTCGCGGTGCCCAGCACGCTGGCCAGGACCGTGATGATCGAGCGCGGTATCGTCCGTGTCGAGGATGGGGCGGCGACAGTCCATCCGATTCCTGCCGCTGGCCAGAAGGGGCCGCAGTCGATCAGCTCGGCGGACTTCTGGGATATGATGGCGAAACGCGATCCGGGGCTGCCCGCCGCGATCCAGTCGTTCCTCTCGGCACTCGAACCGCTGGGTGTCTATCCCGACCTTAAGGCAAGTCTGAACCTGAAGCTCGATCTGGCCGACCAGAATAAGCCGATCAACTTCGGCTATATCATGAAGAACGGCACTTTCTGGCCGAACCCAGCATCATGGACGCTGCCGGAAGCGATCTGGCGGCCGTATTTCGAGGCGTTGGCCGAGATGGTTGGCGGCACCGTGATCGACGAGCCGAACAACAAATATGTCGCCGTCAACGGGCGCTCCGGCCCGAGGATCGAGCAATTCCTGCCACAGCATCTGGACAAGTGGGTTGCCGCGATCGAGCAGGTCATTGCGGACGTCAGCCGTTTCGAGAACGGGGAGATTGGGGGAGAAGTATGTTGA